ACGGTCAGCGTGACCGGCGAGCATGACCTGCGTACCCGTGCAACCACGGTTGTAGGCGCTGATCGCGTTGTCGAGCGTCGAAGCCGCTTCCGGCGTGATGTTCGACTGATCCCAGTCGAAGTACACGATGTACGGTCCCGGTGCGCATTCCACGACCGGCGGCGGCGGCGGAGGCGGCGGGGGCGGCGGGGGCGGCGGCGGCGGCGGCGGCGGAGCCGGTTCCACCGGAGCCGGAGCACCACCGAAGTTGAACGTCAGCGTGCCGAGAAGCGAGTGCGAACGGAAGCGCGTCGAAACGTCGCGGCCGAGCTGGTCAACCAGACCAACCTTGTCGGCGTTGAAGAAGCGATACTTCAGGCCAACGTCGATGCTGTCGGTCAGCGGAGCGCGGACGCCCGCAATCGCCTGCCAGGCAAAGCCCGTGTCCGAATCGTCAAGGAAGTTACCGGCGAAAACCGGCTCGACCGAAACGCGAGCAACACCGGCACCACCGCCGACAAAGCCCTGAAGGCCGTCGTCGTCACCGAAGTCGAGCAGGCCGTTGACCATGAAGCTCAGGACGTTCGTGTCGCCGGCCAGATCGGCCGTGCCCGTGAAAGGCACTCCGGTGCCGCCCGCGGTCTGCGGAATACCGGGAGCCGTGAAACGACCCGACTTGATGTCGGCTTCGCGATAGCCGACTTCGACTTCCGCACGGAAACCGCCGAAGTCATAACCGACGGTGCCTTCGACATCATAGCCAGCGCGATGATCGAGCGAACCTGCGTTGTTGGCAGTACCAATATCGAGATCCAGGTCCTCGATGAGCATTGCGCCAGCACCAACACCAACATACCAGGAGTTGTCGCGCGCCAGAACGGGCGACGCCAGGGTGGTGGAGGCCAACGCCAGAGCGACGGCAAGCTTCCTCATAGTAATTCCCCTTTCAAATTGAGATATACGTCTCGGCAGACGTCCTACCCGCCGCTTTGGTTCCGTGCAAGCTAACAAATCGTCAATATGTTGCCAAAAAGTCGCACTGACGATGCCAATTAGCACAAATTCAGCCTGAAATCAGAAGACCCTGCGCGGCGAGGTGAAGGATCAATGTAGAGATCGCCCTACGCGCTTCGGCATCGATTGTCACGCCGCCGGATGGCGTTCCCATCGTCCCAGGCGGAGCCCACGCGCCGCCATCGAAACGAAGCATCACGCCATCGGCAAGGCGCGTCGCCCGCATCCCTTCGCGGGGCGGCGCAAATCGCCATCCGCCGCCCGTGTAGATCGCGATCGCATCTTCCTGACCCGTCCAGGCGCCGGCCGGATCCGTCCCGACGATCCAGCATTGCCCTTCGGCGGGATTCGCGGGTGGCGCGTCAACCGGCCCCGCCTCGACGGCTGCATGAAGCAGGGCGTCGATCAGGGTCAGCGCCTCGTTGTGCGTTACCTCTTTTTGCGCCTGCGCCACCGCAAGTAACGGTAACGCGAGGCGCGGCGTAGCCGGCATGGCGGTCATGGCATTATCCTTTCAGGTCAACGGCAAAGACAAAGGGGGCGACAGCGCGAAGTCCCCCGCCTGCCGAATCTCGATCATGTGGCGCGGGGGCACCGCCGCCAGTTCGGCGGCATCGATAGCCCAGGCCGACGTCGCACTTTCCCACGGCCCGATCCCCGGAACGGGCGGTGACAATGTGATGCGCCACGCCTCGCGGCTTTCGCCGAGCGGCAGGTCGATATGGTCGCGCCAGCCCGTGTCGACGCGGCTGCGCCGAACCCAGCTGATCGTCACGCCGCCGATGCCATCCGGGCGGACCTGACCGTGCACTGGGGCCAGCGGCCGCAGCGCCCGGCCGGCGGCCGGCACGCCAACCTCGGTCAGCCTGGCCCCGCCACGCGGAGCCCATTGGAAGATCGCCGCGCCGCTCTCCGCCAATTCTGCGAGCGGCTCGGGCAACGCCAATAGCGCGGGGTCGTCGAGCAGGACGAAGAAAGTTCCGGCCGGATGGGCTGCATCGCATTCGGTCCCCGCGCGCCCGCGCAGCAATCGCGACAAACGCCAACGTCCCGCCCCCACGACATCGGCGACGCCAAACTGCAACAGTTCGCCGCCCATCATCGCCCGGTTCGCCCCGCCCAGCAGCGCGGCGTCGGTGACGGATTCAAGCGTCATCGCCGGGTTTGCCAGTCGCACTTCGATGCTGTTCGAAAGATCGAACAGCGCACCGCTTCCCGGCCCCAACGGCTCGGCAAGTTCGCCCAGCCCTCTCGCGGGGCGCACCATCCCAATCGGGATCGGCTCGGCGCCCGCCCAGGGGACGATCCAGCAATCGGCGCCCCGCCAGCCGTCGTTGCTGCCGGCACCGGCGATCGACAACCGCGGCGCCGATGCCGCCGGGCTCCCGATGTTGGGAAGCTCGAACAGGCGGACCGTGCCGACGGCATCGGGCCAGTCGGGCGCCCCCACCCCAATTCCCGGCTCCGCCGAAAGGTCGGCCACGGGAAGCGGCGCATGACGCTTCAGTTCCAGCAGGATTTCGCTCGCGCGAACCGTCCGGCCTGCCAGCCGCCAGCGGCTGCCATCGTCCATCGCGACGACATGCCCGACCGTCAGCGCCAGCGCCGCAAGGTCGGCGCGGTACAGCAGCGTCTCGAGCCCGTCGGCCGCGGCGGCGGCAAGCCGCTGCGCCAGCGCCCGTGCGGAAGTCGCGGGCAGCACCGCCGGCAAATCGATCCGCTCCTCGCGAAGAGCGCCGCCCGCGACCCGGCTCGTCTGCTGGCCGAGCTGGTAATCGCGCTCGGGCTCATAGTGCCGCAGCCTTATCGTCCCGGGCAGCGATGACAGCGGCGCACGGCGATGCTCGATCCGGTCGCCCGGCGCATCGCTCCGCCCGCGCTCGCGAAAATCGGCGAGCGCCAGCGGCTCGCCCGCCGATGTCGGCGGCGTCAGCTTCCACCCATCGGGTCCGCTCATCAACCGCACCCCGTCGACCTCGACCAGCGGTGCCAGCGCATCGCGCAACCGGTCCCCCGATGCGGCATAGCCCGCAAAGCGCCATTCGCCGGCGCAGCGCGCGCTTCCTGCGGACAATATGTTACCGACCAGCCCGGCATCGACGCCGCCTTCGTCGGCCTCGACCTCAAAGGTNAGCGACGGGATGCGGTTGCCGAACGCGCCCAGTTCCAGCTCATCGAACACCACATAGGCGCAGCCGCGAAANGCGCTCGCCGACGCGATGCCCAGCGCCGAAGCGATNAGCGGATCGGCCGCCTGATCCTCGCTTCCGTCGTACCAGCGNAACTNGCAACGCTCCTTGAATGTCCCGCTCGACCCGCGCAGCAGATTGCCGTCGGCCCATATGCGCCCGATACCCCGGATCGNCCGCGACGACAGCGCGACCGCCATCGACACGGCATAGCTATATTCGGTCGTCGACGCCCGCCCCTTGCCCCCGCCGTGTTTGCTGCGCCGCTCGATCAGGTCGGTCGCCCAGATCACGCTGCCCGCGACCCGCATCGTCCCGAAAAGCTGCGGGATTTGCTGGCCATAGGTCGACGCCTGAATCTTCAGGTCGGCCAGTCGCGGCCCTTCGCGTCCCTTGGGTTTGAAAATCTGCGCATCGATCTGCTGGCCCACCGCCGCGCCGATCGCGGCACCCATCGGACCTCCGACCATTCCGCCGACCACCGTCAACACCAACGTCGCCATCAACCTGCTCCCGACAATCGCCACCGCGCCGCATCGCGCAATTCCAGCATTGGCGTCTCGACCACACGCCGCAGCCCGGCATGGGCATGCACCAGCCGATCGCNCCCCATGATGCCCAGATGAAACTGNCCCGCCGGATAGGCGATCAGCGCCACATCGCCCTCCCGCCCTTCGCCCCCAACCGGCACGAAATGCGCGCGNACCAGCCCCGCCTCGACCTGAGCCCGCGACCAGCCGCGNAGCGGATAGCCGCGCGGCCGTTCCAGCACGCACCCCACCGCCGCATGGGCCGCCCACACCAGCCCCACGCAATCCAGCCCCGTCGCCGGGTCACACCCCTGTGGCCGAAACGCCACGCCGACCATGTCTCGCGCCGCCGCAAAGGCGCGCGGCCCGACATCATCCACCGGGATAGCGCGTCAGCAGGTCATTGCCCGGCAGATGCGCCTCGCCGCGGAAATTGACCGCGTTCGCAAAGCGGCCCCGGCACGTCGCAAGCTGCTTGTCGCATCCTTCGGTCAGCCGCACGCGCACCGGCTCCGCGACCGCGAAGGGAGGCGCCTCGGCCAGATGCAGCACCGCCGCCTCGACCGCGATCACAGGGCTGGCCAGTCCGCAATTGGCGCCCTCCATCCATATCAGCTCACCGAACGCCATTCCGGGCGCCGCGCCATCGAGCGTCGCCGTCCGCCCGTCGACCGCCACGACGCGCCGCGCGTGCGTCAGCGGCGCCAGATCGACCCGGCACGCCCGGTCGCCAAGCATCGCGCGGCACGATGGCGAGGTGGCGGGGCACACCGGCCGGTCGAGCAACCGCGTCACGCCCTGCAGCTCGGCAGCAAAGGCCGGCCCGCGCCGCTCGATTGCCCCAAGCGATCCACGCGCGACCATGACCGGCGCCACCTCGGCCGATGTCCAGTCGGTAACGAACAGCTCCAGCTCCGCCCCATCCCACCGCCCGGCGTCCAGATCGCGCGCGGCAATGGCGTCGCTCGTAACCGCGCCCTCCAGGTCCATCGTCGCGACATCCAGGCTGTCGCTCGTCTCCAGCGCCGAAGGCTTCATCCCCGGCGCCGCGCGGTACATCGTCCCGCCGACCATCAGGTCACGGTCGTGCGAGGTCAGCCCGACGACCACCCCGTCGCGCCGCGCCAGCCGCCAGCACCACGCCAGCGTCACCAGCTCCTCGCGCAACCAACCCGGCGCCGCGCTCATCCTTTCTGGCATCGCCTCCGGCATCACCATGGCGCCCGCACCTCGACCAGCGGCACGCTCGCTATCTCACCCGCCAGAAAGGTCGCGCGGCTCGCCTCCAGCCGATCCTCGGCAAACCGGACCGGCACGTCGAACAGAAAGCCCGCGCGCACCGCGACCCCGAACGGCGGCGCATGATCGAGCATGATCTCGCCATCATCGGTCANCAGAAACGCCGCCGTCTCGATCCCGTCGACCGACACGCGCACGCTGCCCTCGACCGGCAAGCTTATGCTGCGCACCTGCGCGGCATCGCCATCACCATAGCGTTTCACCAGCGCGAACTGCCGCCGCGCGCCGTCGCCGACCCCCAGCATCTGGTCGACCGCCGTCGGCAGGCCGCCGTCCTCCGCCGACCTGTCATCGAACGGATCGCGAAAGCGGAACGCGCGCGCCGCCCCCCGGCGCGCGCGAAAGAATGCGGCCAGCGCCCGCACATCGGCCTCGGACCGCACCCCCGGCCCCGCGTCGTAACGCATCCGCGCTTCGGCCCATTCACTCGCGCGCTGCTCGTGCCCCGACGGAGCGCTCACGATCTGCGTCGAAAATTCGGTCAGCGCCATCGCCTCGCGCCCGATCGCGATCGGAAAATCCACTGCATCGAAAGCCTGCACGTCATCCTCCCCNTCGAATGTGACGAACCCGTCGCGCGCCACCTGCGGCAACGCCCACATGAACGCCCGCGCGACCCCGGCGCGCCGCGCGCCATCGGCCGCCTTCGCGATCGCCGCCCATTGCGCGCGATCCGCCGCCGCCAGCACAAAGCCCGAAAAATAATGCTGCTCATGGGCCGGGTAGCCGAGCCGCAGCACCATCGCCGCGCGCGCACTTGCCGTCTCGGCCCCGCGCCCCTCGGTCACCCAATCATAATCCTCGAGCTGCAGCACGTCGAAGGCGGGCGCCGCCCATCCCAGCGGCACATTGNCTCGCCGCACCGCCGGTGCCGCNGGGTCGAGCACGGTCGGCAGATAGACGAGNAGATGGCTCGTCAGCCCCGCCGCTCCTGCCTCGTCGCGCGCCGCCGCGACCAGCGCCGCGGTCGATCCCGCAAGCAACGCCCCCAACGCATCCAGCATCGCGAGTTCAGCCGCGCCCTGCACTCCGCGCACGTCGGCAATCGGCACGCTCGCCGCCCCCAGCGCCGCCGTCGTCGCGGCATCATAGGCGCAGATGCGCCCGCCGGCGGCGATCCACCACCATGGCTCACCGACCTGGAATTTCACGGGCAGCCCCGCCGCCGCCGCGATCCCCACAAACGCCCGCGCGACCAGTTGCAGATATCCCATCGCGGCCGCATTCGCCGGCGACAACAGGGTCGATGGCGGCTCCCATCCGGTCAGCGCGGGCGAACCGTCGCGCGCGCGCTGCTTCCATGCCTCCCAACAATAGGCATCGAACAATTCGTAAGAGAGCGACCAGATCACCCCCAGNCCCGCGTCGCGGCACGCCGCCGCAAACCCCCTATGCCACGCCGCACAGGGTGCATTGATCGCACCCCCCGCCAGGCTCGCGTAAAAGCCGCCGCTCGCGGCTTCCAGCCGCATATAATGGCTCATCCCGACATAATGGACGACATCGCCGCGATACCCCAATTGCACCATCTGCCGCACCAGCCGCGCCGGGGTCAGATGATAGCTGTCGTCATAGCCGCCGGCGATGCCCAGCCCCCCGTTGCCCGGGTCCAATTCGGGCATCACGACATCGCCGATCGCAAGCACCGACCCCGATCCGGAACAGACGATCCCGCTCATTTCGGCCCAGCCCGCGGCCGGCGCCCCCAACACGCCCTCGCCGCCATCATAGGTCGNCGGCACCAGCGAGATGAACATCCGGTCGATGTCGCCCGCCCACACCGGGTCGGCCTCCCCCGGCAGCATGAAACCGCCGTCGAGCGTATCGAAGTCGAGGCTGACGACCGCATCCTCGGCCGTCCCCTCGGCATAATTCCACAGCCGCACATACCAGGTACGCGCCGCGCCGCCCGCATCGCGNCCCTCGATCGTCAACGTCGGCCCGTGCAGCGCATCGAGCGGTTTCACCCCGCNCGACCGCCACCGGAATTTAAGCTGCGTATGCCGGAAATCGCGGCGGGTCTCATAAGCGACCAGTGGATGATCCCAGCGGTCCTCGCTCTCCCAGATCAGCCCCGCCAGATCCTGTTTCCGATAAAACACCGCCTCGACCCGCAGCGCGCCCGGCGCATCGCTCGTCACGCTCGCCATCATCGGCCGTGCGAAATCGACCGTCCAGAACCGCGGATCGAACCGCTTCAGCCAGCCTTTCCGATGATGCGGTTCGGCGGCCGCTATCAATGCCCAACCCATCGCAACAGCCTTTCGGTTTTCAACATAAACCCGCNCCTTCAGGGGAGGGGGCAGCGAGACTTGGGAGCTTGTTCCCTAGTCGTCGGACGCCACCGCGCGCCGCACCGCGCGCGCCAACTGCCGCCCGGTTTGCGCCAGTCGCTGCGGCTCGCTCCCCGCCTCGCCCCGCACATTGACCGTGATCGCAATATTCTTCGCTCCAGCGCCGGCGGGTTCGATCCGCCCACTCGCGGTCGGTACGAACAGCTCGGGACCGCGCTCGCCGACGCGATAGGCGCGTCCGCCGCTCACCGGCCCGCCGGTCGCCCGTCCCGGCGCCCCGAACAGCGCCGTCGCGATCGAGGTGCCGAGCGAGAGCAAGCTCCCGCCGCTCCCGCCCGATTCCCCGCCGCCCATCGCCGTGCCGATGCCGTTCGAAATCGCCGCGCGCGCGATGTCGGCCATCACCGACAGCGCCAGCCGCTTCAGATCCTCGAACCCCATCTTGCCGCTGACGATCGCGCGCGACAGCGCCCGCTCGATCGCGCGCGCGCCGGCGTCGGCGCCCGAACCCAGCGAGCCTTCCAACTCGCCGCGCAGCGCCGCGATATCGCGCCGGAATGCCCCCGTGTCGGCGCGCACCGCGACCAGCATTTCATCGACCTCGTCACCCATCGGGAAACCTCTCCATCATCGCCGCCAGCGCCGCACCGTCAAAAGGCGCCTCGGCCTCTTCTCCGACCCAGCCCGTCAGCACCGCCCGCACATCGGCCGGCGTCGCCGCCCAGAATTCATCGGGCCGCCACCCCGCCACACGCGCCATCAGTCCCGCCAAAACAACTGCGCCAGGGCCAAAGCCCATCGAACTTTCGTGCCGGAAGATCATCTTGCCGCCTCCCCATCAAAAGGGTTCGCGCGGAGACGCGGAGACGCGGAGAAGAATAAAAAGCGGCAAAGCCGCCTTCGCCCCGATCCATCGAACTTGGCGCATCATCGCGGCACAGGACCAACCGTTCGGCCGCAAACTCTCCGCGTCTCCGCGTCTCCGCGCGAACCAATAGATCCCCGCCTCAAAGCCCACCGTCACCGTCCCTGCAAAATCTGCCCCAGCAGCACGCGCAGCGCCGGGGTCACCGCCGCCAGCCCCTGCGCCACGACCGCCTCGCCCACCGCATCGCGCGTCAGCGTTTCGGGCCGGTCGTGCACGCAATGCCAGAACAGCGCGGTCAGCTCGCCCAGCCCCAGCCGCGCATCGGCTGCGCGTTCGACCAGCGCGAACAGCGGCCCGAGTTCAGCCTCCGCCGCAACCAGCGCGGCAAAACTCGGGCGCAGCACATGCACCCGGCCCCCGATCCGCAATTCCGCTTCGCCGCGCAGGACATTTGCGCCGCTCACAGGCTGCGCACCACGCCGCTCGATTCCAGGTTCAGCGTGTAATTGCGCTCACCATTATAATCGCCGGCATAATCGAGCCGCGTGACCAGGAAACGCCCGCGCATCCGTTCGCCACTTTCAAAGCTCAGCTCATATTCGTCGATGACGCCCGACAAGGCGTGGCCGCGCAGCCGCACCTCGGCATCGGACCCGGTAAAAATGCCGGCCGCGCTCACCGAAACCGATCGCACCCCGGCGCCCGACAACAACTCGCGCCAGCCGCCCGAATCCTTTGTCGTGACGTTCACGGCCTCGCCGTTCACCGACATCTGCGTCGTGCGTAGCCCCGCCACCGTGCGGTACGTTGGCGACGCTTCGCCGTCGCCGATCTTGAGCAGAAAATCACTCCCATTTTCAATCGCCATCGTCTAATCTCCTCCGGGAAAAAACACTGCTAACGGGGAGTCGCAGGATGCTGATCACCACATTGCTTTTGGTCGCCATGGCGCAGTCGCCTTCGGCCGCCGTCGACACGACGCGCGCCGCTTTCACGAAATGCCTGCGCGCCGACATGAAGAAGGCGCTTGAGGCCAAGGTCGAAGAATCCGAATTTGAAATGTCGGTGAAATCGAACTGCGCGACCGANCGCGACGCCTTCCGCAAGGCGGTGATCGCGCTGGGCCGGTCGGGCGGCGATTCCGAAAAGGTCGCGTCCGAGGATGCCGACATGCAGATCGACGATTATCACGCCAATTTCACCGACAAGTTCAAAGACTATAAGTCCACGAACACGATGCCGGGCGAATAAGGGGCGGACCTGATCGCTACGCCGCCAGGCAGCGACACCGCACAACCACTTCGTGGCGCCAGCCGCCGTCGCGCGCAAAGGCAAAGCGCGTGCGGATCGTCCGTGCGCCAACCACCGACCAGGTGCCGGCCGCGCCGCGCAGGACCGTGACGACGGCCTCGATGCGCGCCGCGGCGGCTGCTCCGATTCCGTCGATCGCGCCGCCGACGCCGACCAGTGTCAGCGTCAGGCGGATTTCCCGCCCCGCCCGGTCCTTGGTCCCCCAATCGGCGCCATCCGCGGTGCCGACCGTGACATAGGGTGCGCTGACCCGGGGCGGCGTGCCGTCGAATATCCCGTGCACCATCGTCGCCAGGGCGTCGTCGCGCGCCAACAGCTCGATCGCCCGCGCGCGCACTGCGCCTTCCGCGCTGATCATCGCCCGCCTCCCAGCGACAGTCGCCGCCACGGCTGCCATAGCGCCGCGATGGCAGCCGGCGGGGCCGCACCCGCACCGTCGCGCTCCTCGTGCAGATGCTGCGTCATGCGGACGATGCCGTGCCGGATCGCTTCGGGAATCCCGTCCGCCCCCTCGGCGATTCCGGCGCGATAGGCGACGCGCACCCTTTTCGCTTCGCCGGGCGCCACGATCGCCAGCCGGGCGCGACCGTCGGGCATGATCGTCACGCGATAATCGTCTGCCTCCAGCACCATCTCGTCACGTCCGTCCGCCAGCAACCACACGGCGTCGACCGCGACGACGGGCCGCACGCGCAGTTGCACCGGTGCACCGGCGACCGGCCATATATCCTCTGCTGCGCGAACGATCAGCCGGGCGCCGATAAAGGCTTCGCAAATATTGGTCGCGGCATCGATCAACCGCTCGATCACCGCATCGTCGGCGGCCGCGCCCATTCGCANCCAGCTCCGCGCTTCCTCCAGGCTCACGGGGGCCTTCCCCGGAAACAGGCTCTCCGCCATCGCCGCTCCTCCACCGCTCTTGCGGTTCCTNTGTTCGGTATAAATTGGCGCCCGGCCCGGCCCCGAAAGGGAAAGGGCCGGGGCCGGACGCCCATCGNGCNCCAGCTTAGCTGNCCGCGAACTTCATCAGCTTGATCGCCTGTGAATNGACGATCGCACCGCCGACCCTTTTGGTTGCATAGAAATGCACGAACGGCTTGTTGCTGAACGGATCGCGCAGGATGCGCGTCTCGCCGCGGTCGGCGATCAGATAGCCGGCGCGGAAATTGCCGAACGCGATCGACAGGCTGCCTGCACCGATGTCGGGCATATCCTCGGCCTCGACCACCGGATAACCCAGCAACGTCGCCGCCTGCCCCTCGACCAGCCCCGGCTGCCAGATAAACGCGCCGTCGGTCGTCTTGAACTTGCGGATGCGGGCAAGTGTGTCGCTGTTCATCACCCAGCACGCACCCTGGCGGTACGGCGCCTTCAGCGCGTGGACCAGTTCGACCAGCTTGTCCTGCGGGTTCGACGCCGGAAATGCCCCCGCCGTCCCCGTCGCCAGATGTTGCAACGTCCCGAACGCCCGCCGATTGTCAGGTTCGTTCGTCGTCATATAGGTCAGAAAGCCCTTCGGCTGGTTCGCCCCGGTGCCGTTGACGAAGGCGGTGCCTTCCGCGACCGCGAACTCGCTCGCCAATTGCTCGGCCAGCCAGTCCTCGACGTTGAACATCGCGTCGTCGAGCATCGCCTGGCTCGCCGCAGGATTGGCATAAAGTTCGCCCGACGGCGGTGCAATCTCGGCAAAGCTGCGCGCCGCCGTCTTGGGCCGCGCATCGGTTTCGCCGACCCAGCCAGCGGCCATCGATCCGGTCGCGACCAGCTTGCGATATCCGCTCGTCCCCGTCTGCACGACCGTCGCGATCGACCGGATCGGCGACAGCGCCTTCAGCGTTGCCGCGATCGAGCCATCGATCTCGCGCGGCACCGCATAACCGCCCTCGCCGCCGGTCGCCCCCGACAGGCTCTTCATCTCCACGCCCGCATCGATGCCGCGCCGCAGATATCGCTCGACAAAGGCATCGCGCGCCGGATCGGCCGCCTTCGCCCCGTCGAGCGGCAACCGCGACGCCGCCACCGCCTGGCGCTCGACCTGCGCCTTCAGCGCCGCGACCGACGCCTTCAGCTCGTCGACCGCCTCCGCCGCCAGCACCGCATCGAACGCTCCATCGAGGGCGTCCGCCTTCACTTCCATACCGTCCATATTCGTCACTCCTTCACCACCTGAATCACCCGCGCCAGCGGCTGCATCGGCGCCGCCACCAGGCTCACCTCCGCCAGATCGAGCGCCACCAGCTCGCGCGGCACCGCCCCGCGCGCCGCCGTCACCCGATATCCAAAGCTGAGCCCCGTCAGCGTGCCCCGCTCGACCAGCCGCGCCGCGGCCGGATGCGTCACCCGCGCCACGACGCGCAGCCCGCGCGCATCCTCCGCCAACATCTCGATCGAACCGACCACCGCCCCCGGCCGATGCTGCCACAGCAAGGGCACCGCCCGCCGCGCGCGCAAACTCTCGGCAAACGCGCCCGCCCGCACGATATCCCCACCGCGGTCGACCCGATCGAACACCGACGCATAGCCGGCGAACCGAACCGAAAAAGACTCACGCGGAGCCGCCCTCATTTCAGCAGCCCCGGCAGCCCCAGCTTCATCGCCAGCCCGACGACCAGCAGCGCCAGCATCCCGCGGACCGCCCAGTCGACGACCGCCGCCCACACGCTCTTCTTCGCATCGCGCCACGCGCCGAGCAGTTGCCGCAAATCGCTCACATCATCGCGCGCCGCCTCGTCCGCCAGCCCCAGCCGCGCCAGCGCCCGCCGCGCGCCCAGCTCGCTCGCTTCCTCCACGACCGCGCGCAGCAAAGCCGCATCGGGCGCACTCGTCCCAGCCAGCGCGATCAACCGCGCCAGCGCCTCTTCCTCATCCATGTTCAGATCTCCTCTTCGTCACCCCGGGCTTGACCCGGGGTCGCGCTTTGCGGGCGTCGCTGAACGGGACCCCGGATCAAGTCCGGGGTGCCGTTGATGTCAGCTCACCCCCAACAGCGCCTTCTTCTCGTCCGCCGTCAGCCAGTCCGCCGCCGACACTTCGCGCCACAGCGCCATCCGGTCCTCGGCCATCGCCGGCACCCGATCCAGATCGACGCGCAGCTCCGCACCCGCGAACCAGCCCGACAGGCCCTCNGCGATCGCCCCCAAAATCTTCGCGCAGAGCGGCAGCACCGTCAGCCGCCACAGCGCGCGATTGGCCTCGCGATAATTGGCGTAGGTCGCATCGCCCGGCAGCCCGAGCAGCATCGGCGGCACCCCGAACGCCATCGCAATCTCGCGCGCGCTCGACTCTTTCAGCGCCAGGAAATCCATCTCCGCTGGCGACAGCGACAGCGCCTGCCACTTGAGCCCACCCTCCAGCAGCAGCGGCCGCCCCGCATTCGCCCCGCCCGCGAAACTCTCCGCCAGTTCCTCGCGCAACCGGTCGACCTGCTCGGCCGATAAGGGCATCCCCTTGTCGCCCGGGTCATGCACCAACGCCCCCGACGGCCGCGCCGCATTGTCCAGCAGCGCCGCGTTCCACTTCGCCGCGGCATTATGCGCGGCGATCGCGCCAGACGCGGCGCCCAGACACCCCGCGCCATAATGATCGTCCAACGGATGCAGCGCCTTCACATGCACGACCGCGGTCCGCCCCGCGCCGTCTTCGGCGGGCAACACGGCCGCAGAGCCGCCCGCCGTTTGGCCGCCCACCTTGTAACGATAGGCCACCGGCCACCCGCGTGCGTCGGCTTCGACCGTCACCCGGTCGGGCCGCAGCGCAAACAGCTCCGCCGGCGCCCCGGCGCCATCGGTCAGGATCTGCACATAGCCATTGCCATGCAGCAGCAACTGCGACGCCAGCGTCTCGACCAGCCCCTGCCCGCCCGCCGTCGCCGCAACCAGGGCCCCAAGCGCCGGATCGCTCGCCACCACCGGCGCCGAGCCCGCCGCCTCGGCCACCAGCCGCACCGCCCGCTGCACGATAGCATTGCCCAGATACCCCTCCCGCACCTGCGCCTCGAACGACAACGGCGCGGGCGCCGTCCACATCCCATAGACACGCGACAAAGCGGGCCGCGCAGGCCCCTGCGCAGCCTTACGGCCAAACCAGTTCATGATGTTCTCC